GATTATATTCTTAAGACCTACAACAATATGTTGGATTCGAACGATGCGTTGGTCGATCAATTCATCAAGAGGGGTCACGAAGATAAAGCGCGGTTTTATATCGGCTTTATGCTCTTCGATGCTTATTACACGATGAACAAAAAAGAGTGGATTGACAAGACGAACAAAGCTTATCGTGATGCGGTCGAAAAACGTTTCGCGGCGTATTACAGGAAGCACAAAAAGATGTGGGGCAAGCTCTCGGAACAGGAAAAGATGCTTATCTCGAACGGAGTCCGAACGAGATCCGTCAATGAAGGGATGCCGATGGAAACCGTAACGATTGATTCCTGGTTGAAGCATATTTCGAAATTATAAAGGGGGTTCAAATGGATAAAGGTACAAAATTGAGAACCGTCCTCGCGATCGCAACGGCGATTAATACCGCACTTATCGCGACGGACGTAACAGGGTTTGAGAATCCAACACTTGATTTCATTTATACGGTCGTTTCTCTTATCCTGAATTTCATCATCGTAGCACTCGCAACATATTTCAACAACGATTACACGGAGATCGCAGCGGAAAAAACGGGCGAAATGCGTCAGGCAAAGTTAGAGAAATCTATCGGTTATCAGGGGGAAGAGTTCTTCGAGGACGAGGAACCGGACGAGAACGAAGACGAGGTTGCGGACGATGCGGAGTAAAGTATTCTCACAATTGGATCCGAGATGGTCGAAACTTCCGTACCCGAACAAGATTTACACGATTGGAACGTCCGGTTGCGGTTGCTGTTCGGTGACAAACGTTATCATCGAACTATCTCAATACTGGATGTATACGCCGAAGGACGTTCAACCGTATATGAAACAATTTGCGGTCCCGAAACAGGGTACTCAATGGATCGGGATCACAAAAGCGTTCGAACATTACGGGTTCAAGGTCAAGAATCCCGCGACGATGGGGGACCTCTTCAAGATCCTGAATGATCTGAAGAAACGTAAAAAGAAAACAATGGGCGTTCTACTGTTCAGAGGCGGTACAAAGGGCGGTGTTACTTGGACGACTTCAGGACATTACGTCGCATACACGAATTACAAATATAAGAATGGCAAACACTATTTTTATATGAAAGATTCGGGCGGGCGTAAGAATACAGGATGGTTCTGTTACGAGTCAAAAATGCGCGGTCTCGTTTATAAATGCTGGAACGCATCTACAAAACAGACGACAGGCGGGAAATTGTGCGTCCAGGCGAATAAGACATTCAAGGAAATGCACGAACTTGGATTCAAGTATTCCGTGTCCGGTAATGCGAACTCTTGGACGAAAGCAAAGAAGAAAAAGACATCCAATTGCGCGACATATGTTTCATACGTTCTTCAGATTATGAAGCTCCTGAAGGACGGACAAGTATTTTGGTGCAACGACGGAAAAGTGAAGTACAAGAGCGACGGAACGAAAGAACAGCTCGCGAAGGTCGCAAAGATCACGCATCCGAAAAAACCGCCGAAACAATGTCAGCTCCGAAGAGGGGACATCTGCGGGTATTCGAATCCAGCACATACACAAATATTCTGCAAGTATGACAAGAACGGTAATGCTTTATGGTATTCGTTTGGTCCGTCTGATTTGTGGAAAAAGATGCCTCGCAAACGAGGGAACTATAATACAAAGAAAATAGATACGATTATTCGACTCAAATAAGGCGATTCGAGAGGGTCGCAGCATATCCTCCAATGTATATGGTCGGAAAAAAGACGGGGTTCAATTACTCCGTCTTTTTTTCGTGCTCAAATCGCCGATTACAGCGATTTTATTTGCGTCTTTGATATATTATACCATTGAACTATTTGCAGTTTTTAGCGAAGAGGACAGCTTTGTCTAAATCGTCCTCAAATATGCGTATATCGTCAGGATCCTCGATGTATGCTTTGTCTTTCCATATGTACGGTAACAGGATCCATTTCGCTTTCTTCGTAAATTTGAATCTTGCTACGTCCGTCGGTCCAATAACCGCCGAAACGTAATTCTTCGACCTCTTTACAAAGTTCATCCGTTCGGCTTGAGTCAGCTCGCCGATAATGTCATATATGCGCTGTTCCTCGTCGGTAGGGACGAATCCTCGCGGTTCTCCGTAATGTGCAATTGAAACTCCCATTTGATCACCTCCATATCTGAATTATAGCACAAACCAAAAAAAGTGTTGACAATTACTTTATAATACATATAATGGAATTAGGTGATTCGATAATATCTATTTGACAGGCGGTAGGGCGAAGGTCTTACCGCTAAAAAAAGAAAGGTATTTATTCCTAAAATCATAAGGAAAGGAAATCTTTCGAACCGTTGAAAAATCAACCTTTATAGCTGATTTAGTTACAAACGAACATTCAATATGTATTATATGAATCACCTAACCAAATGTCAAGAATTGGAGGTGATTTTTTTAATGAGAGAATCGAGTTATCAACAGTATGCCATCATCCAGGCGGATTCGGCTTCGTTACTAACGGATCGACTCAATTCAAAATTGCGAGAACTTAAAGACAAAGAACCGATCGTCACGTTCGACGGATTTACCGCTCGTATCTGTTACACGGAACGCTTCGATGTTCCGGAAGATATATCGGATGCGTGGAGTCTAAAAGGCGTTCGACTTACTTGTTCACAATGTCCGTTCTTCGAACCGATCGAGAAACAGGACGGAACGCCGGATGAAAGGCGGAAATGGGGTAAATGTCCTTGCGCTACGGGACTCCGAGCATATTCAGACGGTCCCGCTTGCGACAGCTTATTTAAAATGTTGAACAACGGGGAGGTATCAATATGCTTTACAAAATAGGTGGAACGATAGTCGCGTTCGGAGTTATGTGCGCGGATAGCAGAAACTTATTTATCCCGATTTCGATCGTATTACTCGGGATGCTGTTAGTGGTTATTGGAGAACGGAGGTCGGAGAATGAATAGAAAATTCATACCATCAATACAGGAACAACGGGTCCTCGATTACTTAAGGGATCACGATGGAGTGACGACTCTCGATGCGTACTCGGAAAAGATATGCGCTCCGGCAAAGTGCATCGAGATACTTCGGAACGCGGGTTATAACATCGAAACCGTATGGAGAAAGACGGTCACAGGTAAACGTTACGGCGTTTATGTATTACACGAAGGGGGCGAGCTGGATGCCTAGATGCAAAATGATCATAAATCGTAAGAAATACGTTTTCTGTTCTTATGTCGGAACCAGCAAGACGTTCTTCGGTCGCATTTGGTGCAAGATCAAAGCCGTGTACTGGAACTGGAGATTGGACCGTATGTCCGAAGGGGAAATCATAAATCGTTATTACTCGTTGACAGATAGAAAGGATGAAATGTCGCTATGTCTGAAGGATATTTAAACGGCGATTACAGAATCGACAATGACAAGCCGTTTCTCCATCATTACGATCTTCCGAAAGATCACGATCTCGTTGTTACGATAGCGGGCGTGAAGAAAGAGAAATTACGGATGGCAAACGGAGCGGAGGACGAAAAACAGGTGCTTCACTTTGTTGAAGATGTCAAACCGCTCGTCCTGAATAAGAAAGTGATCCCGTCAGCAATTTCAAAAGCGGTCGGAAGTACGGACCGCGCTGATTGGAGAGGTAAAAAGATCGCTTTATATGAAGGTCGTGAACCGAAAGCCGAAGATGGTCTTGCGGTTCGAGTAAGAGAATACCCGCCGAAGGTCGAAGAACTCGTATGTGAAGAGTGCGGAGCTGTTATCGAGGACGTGACGATCGACGGGAAAACATATAAGGGACGTGTTATAGCAGAGAACGCAAAGACAAAGTTCGGAAAGTATCTTTGTTATGAGTGCGCGCAAAAAGCAAAACAGGGGGTAGCGGATGGAGCTGAATAACGACAATTATTACTCCCTCGAAGCTGGCGCGAACTATTGGTCCGTATCACAGTTCAAATCGTTCAACAAGTGCGAGGCTTGCGGTCTTGCAGAGGCGAGAGGCTTTTACGAAAGACCGGAAACGGATGCGCTTCTTATCGGGTCTTATGTCGACGCTTATTTCTCGGACGAATTCGAACGGTTCCAGGAAGAGCGCGGGAGTCAGATGTTCAAGCGGAACGGAGAGATCCTTGCGAAGTTCGAACACGCCAACGAAATGATCGAGCGCGTTGAATCGGATCCATTGATGCTCGAATATCTTACTGGCGAACATCAAACTATTATGAGCGCGAATCTGTTCGGGGTCGATTGGAAATGTAAGTTCGATGTTTACAACGAAAGACGAATCGTCGACCTGAAGACAACGAAGGACTTCAACGACATATTTGATCCTGAATACGGTTGGCGTTCCTGGATAGAATATTACGGTTATGACATTCAGGGCGCGATCTATACGAGGTGCGAGCAGAAAGTGACAGGGCGTAAGGAACCATTACCGTTCTACATCGCAGCGGTCACGAAAGAAAAGGTTCCGGACATCAAGATCATTCACATACCGGAACACATACTCGACGCGGCGTACAAGCTGGTCGAGGCGAAGATCGACAGGTTCGAGCTTATAAAGAAAGGTGAAGTCGAACCAATTCGTTGCGAGAAATGCGATTATTGCAAGTCAACGAAGATTCTCACAGAACCGGAAGAGTACGAGATCAAAGAAGCTGAATAATAATCAGGGTCGAGGTCCTTGCTGTTTTGTCCTTTCTTGAGCAAGAACCAAATGGGATTATATCGGATTGGCGGGGATCCGTTAACAAAAAGCTTATAAGGCGGAGCGGGAATAATTAATACATTGTTTTTCATTTTTAGTTTATTGAACAGAATATAAATGTTGTTCTTTTCCTCTTTCATAAAAATGTTCCCAAAATTTTACCCTGTCCCGCTCCGCTTTATATATACGATTGGAGGTTAATATGATCAATTGCATTACTATTAGAGGTCGACTCGGAAGAGATCCTGAAGTTTCTGAAAAGGACGGGAAGAACGGCCCGTTCAAGATCGCGAAGTTCTCCGTTGCAGTTGACAGGGCGTTCGGTGATGAAACGGATTGGTTCAATTGCGAAGTGATCGGCAAACGTGCGGACGTGATCGGAAAGTATTTTATGAAGGGACAGTTCATTACCCTCGTCGGCAGCCTGGAATCATACAAGACAAAGGACGAGCATACGTCCTGGAAAGTAAAGGTTTCAGATTTCGATTTGCCTGAATTCAAGGGCGATGGCGAGCATAAGAAGACAGCTCCAAAAGATTCGTTCGAGGATATAGACGAGGACGTACCGTTCTAACGAGCACAGGGGAAAGGGTATGAGATACATTATCGTTGACAGCAGAGAAAAGCCGAAAGCAATATCGAGCATACTTGATTATTTCGAGCACACCGGAATCAAATACGAGGTTTCGAAGATGCTCTTTGGCGATTATATGGACTATAATCATCCGGATATTGTTATCGACAGGAAACAGAATATCGCTGAATTAGCTCGTAATTGCACTGTCGAGCACGAACGATTCAAGCGTGAAATGGAGCGAGCACAGAACGCGGGCGCGACATTGTATATACTCGTTGAACAGAGCACGTACATCGACAGGGGCGAGCACATAACGGTAAAAAACATCGAAGACCTGTTACGATGGAGCGGTAAACATACCATTGTCACAGGCGAGAAAGTGTATCGAGTATTAAGAAGCTGGATGGCGAAATATCCGATCGAGGTCAGATTTTGTCAGAAGCAGCATACAGGTTATCACATATTGAAAATATTGTACGGAGATAAAAAGGAATGAGCGATAGCGAACAAAAAGGCTTTGTTGTTTATGGAGATACAAAAGCGGTTGTCGATGAATTGTCCGATGAACAGGCGGGGCGGTTGTTTCGTGGGATGCTGGAATACTTCGTTGACGGGGATGATCCTGACTTCGATGATGTGTTGAAACTTGTATTCATTCCTATCAGACAACAGATGGACCGGAACGCCGACAAATACAATAAGATGTGCGATCGTAATCGTGAAAATGCCAAGAAGCGGTGGGATGCGGTCGGATGCGGTCGCATACGGTCGGATGCGGTCGATGCCAATATAAATACAAATACAAATACAGATACAAATAAAGATACAGGGACAAATACAGAGTCGCCCGAACAAGGCGACGATATTTCCCTCTCCCTCGTTTCTTATCTGAATTCAAAAACGGGGTCCTCTTACACGGACACGGAACAGGTACGGGAGCTTATCGAATCGAAGTTGGACGATGGTTATTCGGTCGAGGATCTCAAATCCGTAATTGATAAAAAGTCGGTTGAATGGTCCTGCGATGGAAAGATGCGTTCATACTTGCGACCGTCGACACTGTTCGGGGACAAGTTCGAAGAGTATCTTAATTCTCCCGAACCTGTCGAGGTCGAGCAACAAAAGAAATCGTCGCAACAGTTCCAGCATTTACAGGAAGAACGGGAAAAGAAATCCGGCGAGCTTAAAAGAATCACGAACAGGATCCTGAAGATCGGCGGCGTAAACATGAAGGACAATTATGAAGAGTACAACGATTTGAAACTGAAAGCGGCAATACTCGAACAGGAAATCGAAAACATCGACGCAAGATTACAAAAGGAGGCGGTATCGTGAGTATTCATCAATTGAATATCTATGGGATGGATATGGTCGAAGTCGCGATCGAACGGCTGAAAGCATTCGAGCCGGAAGAGGGTTACTTTCTCGCGTTCTCCGGCGGGAAAGATTCCGTTACTGTTAAAGCTCTTGCAGATATGGCGGGAGTGAAATACGATGCACATTACAATGTGACAAGTGTCGATCCGCCGGAATTGGTCCGATTCGTGAAGTCGTTCCAGGACGTTTCGTTCGACTTTCCGACAGATAGTGACGGAAGAGTTATAACGATGTGGAATCTTATTGCTCGTAATACAATGCCGCCGACGAGATTATTCCGGTATTGTTGTCAATTCCTTAAAGAATCCAGCGGGCAAGGGCGATTCGTTGTTACTGGTGTTCGGAAGGATGAATCGGTACGGCGAGCAAATACGAGAGGCGGTCTTGAACTCGGTAAGTACAAATCAAGTAAACGAGATCTTCTTGATCCCGACAATCCAACGCCGGAAATGTTTTATCATTGTCGACAGTATTACAGGAAAGTGCTCAACCCAATAATTGATTGGACGACCGAAGAGGTTTGGGAATTCATCAAGGAATATAAAATCCCGTATTGCTGTTTGTACGATCAAGGGTTTACGCGATTGGGTTGTATAGGTTGCCCGATGGGAGGTTATAAAGGTCAAACGCACGAATTCGAATTATATCCAAAGTACAAGGCAAATTATATAAGAGCGTTCGAACGGATGCTTAAATACCGTCATAAACACGAATTGGATGGAGAAGGTAAACAGAATTGGGAAACCGGAGAGGACGTTTTCAATTGGTGGATTAATAACGGCGAGCGAAGTATTTGGATGAAAACAAAGGATGATTCGGAGGACCTGTTGAAATGAAGCGTTTATATCTTGCGACGACGCTCGACCGATATGAACTCCCGATAGCGGTCGGAGATACGCCGAAGGACCTTGCGGAACAATTAGGTGTCAATCCTGTTTCGGTCCTGTCTGTTATAAGTCACGCGAAGCAGCATAAAAGACATTGTATGTATCACAAGATCGAATACAACGATCGGGAGTGGAACGAATGAATGTCCCGTTCCGGTTAAGGCAGACCGGAGCGTGAACATAGAACGGTGTAGTGCGTTGATTGCGTCAACGTGTGGGAACGCGCGAGTCGGCGGGGACTCGGCTAATTGAAAAGGAGCAGAAATGAACGATTGCATAGGAAGAGAGTTTGAGATAATAGCAAGAGCAAAACAGGCTTTACTTGATTCTACCAACATTGATACAAGCCCTGATGAAATGGCTTGCCTTGATAGTTTCTTATTCAGGTGTTGGCAAATGGGGTGGCTTGATAAGTATGAAAAAGTTTTTATCGAGGTAGGAAAGGCATATCCGTGGACAGAAGTTGAAAAGTATAGCTTATTTGAATGGAAAGACGAATACGGTCAAAAGTGGGTGATGATAGAAAGGGAAGAGAATGAGTAGAGATTACTTTCTTTATGATCCTGTTAATCCACACGGCGGGATCAAAATCAGATGTAAGAACGACAGGGATTGTATTTTCTGTTCACATTGTAACGATCTGTTTTGGGATTACACAAATTTGATTTATATGATATTTTGTGATCTTGACAATGATACGGATTGTATGAACGAACAGGGCGAACATATCTGCAAAGATTACGAAGATTATGAAAGGATGGACGACGATGTTAAACAAGAGTCTGTATTTGATCAGGAAGATGGTTCTAACGACGGTATGGGAAATCATTGACCTGGAGGAAACAAGAGCGATGGCAAGCGGGCGGAGGTGGTCAGAATGAACGAACCGAAAATCAAGCCGTGTCCGTTTTGCGGCGGAAAGGCGAGGTTGATAACGAAGAGCTTCGACGTTTTCACACACGGGGCGATCGTTGAGTGCAGAGAGTGCGGAGCGCGAACGAAGTTAGTCGAACCGAATTGTGAGTATTCAGCAAAGAATAAAGCGGTCGAGTATTGGAACAAAAGGGTTTAATGATATGACAGTTACGGGGTATTTGGAATCATACAGGGACGCGGAGCGGAAAGCCGAACGACTTCGTAAAGAGTATGAGGAACAGAAACGGCGCATCGACGAGATAAAATCTCCGCTTGGATCCGATGGGTTACCTCACGGGTCGGGGATAAGTAAGACGGTCGAGAACAGGGCGGTCAAGCTCGCTGATAAACTGTTAGAGTACGAAGAGGCGGAGATCGAAGCTATCCAGGCGAGGCAAGAGATATTCGACAAGATAATGAAAGTCGACGGGATCGAGGGTGATGTGTTGTACGAGAAATACATCAATCTCAAGACGTGGGAAAAGGTCGCCGAAGCAGTTGGACGCGAACCTCGAACGATTTATTACATCCGTAAAAGAGCATTAAAAAAAATAAGTTGTTTCATTGTATTGCAGTAAATGTAGTGAAATAATGGTATTGTCAGATAGTGCTGTTAAGGCATTGACGAATCACTACCAATCACCAATTGGAAAAGACCGGACCGGAACGGGGTTCGGCCTTTTTCGTTGGAGGAAACACAATGAACAAATATGATGTCGTATATATTTTGAAGTCCGGCGTAAGAACGGACGAGCTTCGGTATTCGCTTCGGAGCGTGGAAAAGAATCTCGAACACGGTAATGTGTGGTTCGTATGTGGTCAACCGATGGGGTTGTACCCTGATTGCTCGATACGGATGCAACAGAAAGGAATCCTGAAGTGGGAGAAAGCTCGGAGTTCGATGATTGCTGTTTGCAAGAACAAAGACGTGTCCGAAAAGTTTTGGTTGTTCAACGATGATTTCTTCGTACTCAAGCCAATGACGAGCGAAGAACCATACTTCGGCGGGATGCTTCGAGATCATATCTTGCACATCGAACACAGGTTCAATGATAAGCGAACGGGATATACGAGAGCACTCCGTTATTGTGAACAGACATTAACGGACGCGGAACTTACAACGTTCGATTATGCGTTACACATTCCGATGTTAGTTGACAAAGCGAAGATGCTCGAAGCTCTTACAACGTTCCCTGATTGTCCGATGTTCCGCAGCTTGTACGGGAATTATGCGGAGATCGGAGGTAAACAACACGATGATGTGAAGATCGTTAGTTTGTCCAGCAAGTTCGACGAGGGCGCGGACTTTGTGAGTACAGACGACAATTCATTCAGGTGCGGTCAAGTCGGTGTTCAGATACGTCGTATGTTTCGGGAGGCTTGCAAGTATGAAATATACCGTTATCGTTCCGTATAAAAACGCAGCGGAATGGATTCAAAGATGCGCGGACAGTTGCAGAACTCAAAGCGGGGATTTCGAATTCATATTCGTAAATGATCATAGTTCGGATGATCCTGTATTTGAAACAGACGATAGATTCGTATTGGTCGACAACAAACATAAAGCCGGAGTCGGCGGCGCGAGGAATACCGGACTTGATATAGCGTCCGGCGATTGGGTAACGTTCCTGGATGCGGACGACACATTAAGTCCGAAAGCATACCAGCTATTCACGAACGCAATTCGACAGGCAAACGGATTCAATATATTACAATTCAACCATTACAGATATTACGCGAAGATAAACAAGACCGCGTTGAAATATACAAACAATGCGGGCGTTTATCCGCTGGAACGGTTACCGCTTTATTGGTGCTGCGTATGGAACAAGTTGTATAATGCGGACTTCATTAAGGGCATCAGGTTCAATGAATCGATGCGGTTCGGCGAGGACGAGTTGTTTAACGTCGAGTGTCTGTCGAAAGAGAAACGGATTCGATGTTTCGATTCCGTAACAATGACACACACGTTCGAGAATCGCAAGAGCTTATCAAAGACAAAGACAGAGGCGGACCTCTTCAAGATGTCGCGGGTGTACGAGGAATATATCAAGAAACACGGAGATCCTGAATTAAGGCGGGCGTTATGCTTAAGGCTTTCAACACATTGGTCGCATTTGTTTCTTGACGAACTAACAGGAAAGAAGCGGTAACAATGGCGAAGGAATTCGCGAAGAAGTTTTACAGTTCGTATGCGTGGTACACTTGCCGGAACGCTTATATGAAGAAAGCTCGAGGATTATGTGAGAACTGTTTACGTCGAGGGATATATCGTCCAGGCGAGATCGTTCATCACATAATTGAATTGGATCCTACGAATATAAACAATCCAGAGATCGCATTGAACTTCGATAACTTGGAATTGTTATGTCGTCAATGTCACGCAGATGTTCACGAACAGAGCGGCGGTCGTTGGTCCGAAGTAAACAAACGGCGGAAGGAAGAGCGTGAGAAACAAAAGAGGTATACGATCGGTCCTGATGGAACGGTCACGGCGAAATAATTTGTGTGTTAAACACAAAAAATCTTTCAGATAGCTCCCCTTATTTGTTTCAAAATGCAAAATCCCATAGAT